TCAACCCAATGCTTATAACTTTGGAAGTGGATTAAATTTAGATATAGTTGTTGACTGGGGTGATGGAACTTCAGATACATACAACACAAACCCAACTGTAGATTATACCGTTGCTCATACTTATTCTTCACCTGGAATATATACTATAAAAATAGATAGTCCATCGCAATCAATACAAGGTTGGACTTTAGCTGGTGGAACTAGTCAATCAAACGCATATGATAGAGAAAAAATAATTGAGTTAAAACAGTGGGGTTATTTTGACTTTGCTGGATCAAATTCTGGAGGAGCAAACTATTGGAGTGTATATTATTTTGCTCAAGCAGATAAAATGATTATAACAGCTACTGATACACCCTTGATTAGTGGGACTAGTCTGAAAGGTGCATTTGCTAGTTATCAAGGACCAAATGGAACTACATTTGAAATACCTAACTTAAATAATTGGGACGTAAGCGGTGTTACTGATTTTCACCAAATGTTTAATGTATCCGCTAGTGGTAACTATACTTCTCCAATAGGTGATGTATCTAACTGGGATATGTCTAATGCTACACATATAAGCAGTATGTTTAATAGTTCAGATTTTACAGGTGATGTATCTAATTGGAATACGTCAAATGTTACAGACATGAGGGCTTGTTTTGAAAACACTCCAGGTAACCCTGATGTAAGTAATTGGGATATAAGCAGTGTAACAGGTAGTGGATTAATTGCTTTATTTGCTAATTGTCCAAATTTCACGGGAGGTCCTTGGTTAAATAATTGGGTATTTAATGCGGGAATAAATAAATTAGAACGTATTTTTACCAACACCAAAATGAATACACCTTTAAATAACTGGGGTAGTCAAACAGGTAATGTTAATTCATTCTACGGGCTTTTTCAAAATAATACAGATTTCAACCAAGATATTAGTGGTTGGGATATAAGTGGAACATATAACACAGGTAATGGTCCATACGGAGTTTTAGATATGTTTAGTGGTGCTAGTAGCTTTGATCAAGATTTATCATCATGGGATATGCAGGCTACATCTTGTATTGCTAGATTTATGGGTAATGGTGTATCATCTGATCCAGAAATAAGTCCAGCTAAATATGATAATATGTTAGTGGCGTTTGGCGCAAGAATACCTTACACCAACGCTAAAAATAGCTCATGGTGTGGTTCTCAAGTATGGTCATTTGGAATAAGTAAATATAACTTAAGTAACTCTGCGGCTGTTGCTGGAAGAAACGCTTTAATCTCAGATATGGGTGGAATAGTTGACGGAGGAGGAATATAAAATTATGAGCATTATAAAATATACAATTAAAAACACATCAAACGACATCATATACTGGTTATGTTTTGATGACAATGGAGATCCTCAAATATTTGGGAGAGTAGGACCTGGTCAAACTTTTGACACAAAATATGAAGATGTAGAACAATATTTAGATTATGATGTTTTTAGAAATAGACTAGTAGAATTAAATATAGTACCAGAAGGTGCTGATATAGAACCAGTAATACAATAATTATGGCAGTAAACGAACAAGGACACAAAGGACAATACTCAGGAAACTCAAGACATTCATATAATCATGCACATACTAAAGTTACAAGAAATAACTATGGTGCTACTGTAAAAGATGATTTAGCTCACATGCATTATTTAAAAATGGATATTATGTACGATGACCATCATGGTCACAGTGATGAAAAAATGACAGCTGATGAAAAACATATTTCAAAATTAGCTGGTGATTTAAAGTATGATAAAGAACATCATGGACCAGGTAAATTAGAAGATTTAGATGGTAGTGGTGATGTTACTAAAAAAGATTTTTTAATAGGTGCAGGTGTTTTAAATAAAGATGGATCTAAGATTGAAGAAGATGCGCCAGGTAAATACGAAGGTGCAGCAAAAATAAGCCCAGAGAGGTTAGAAAAAATAGCCGGACAATTAAGACAAGCTTCAGCAATGCATAAAGGTCAGGCTCAAAAAATAGATAATATGCTGAAGTCAACTAAATAACAAAAAACAAAAAACAAAAATTATGGCAAAATTTATAGCATTAGAAGTTGTTGGTAATGCTAACGACTACGAAAACGGAGAACACCTTATAAACGTTAATCAAGTTACAGGTGTACAACAATCTGCTGATCAAACGGTAGATATATATTTAGCGGGTGGAACACCTGGTGACAAAGTAACTGTTACATTATCTACATCACAAACTGCACAAGTAAACCCAGTAATGGCTTCAAATTTAGGAGTGAAAGCTTTTAACTTTGCATTAACTGCAAATCCAGGAGGCGTTAAAGCTAAAGTATTTTTAGGTGTTGACGGTAACGGAGCTCAAATGTATATTAGTAACATATCATTTGCATAATAGATTTTAAATGAAACCAAGGGGATTAGGAGACACTATAGCTGGTTTTACCAAGATGACAGGTATTAAACACGTAGTTGATACTGTGTCAAAGGGTCTTAATATCCCCTGTGGTTGTAATAATAGACAAGAGTGGTTTAATAAAAAATTTCCCTACAAGCAATGATTAAGCTAGGTAGTAAGTTTAGTATTAAACCGTTTTATCCTACAAGCGTTACACCTGTTTACGAAAGAGATATGTCAGATGATCCTGCCATAGGTAGAGCTTTAGTAAATGGAGTAATTATAATGGAAAAAAGTTTATCACCTGAAATGAAGGTGGAAACTCATTCTCATGAAGAAGTTCATGCTAATGATATTAAGAACGGAGATTTTACTTGGGACGATGAAAAAATAACATACAAAGGTAAAAACTACTCAAAAGAACATTTTAAACGTGGTACTGGTCCATGGGAAATACCAGCATACAAACAAGAAATAAAAGCAAAAAAATAAATTATGGGACACGGAAAACACATGGGTTCAGCAAAAAAAATGAAATCCAATCAAGACGGTGGTAGCGTAACAGCTAAAGATCCAAAGGCTGCAGCTGATCAAATAAAAAGTATTGAGAAAAAAGAAGGAGCAGGAAAATTTGATAAAGTTGTATTAGGTGGAAATAAAGGTGATAAATCTAAAACAAAGCCTGGTAAAAAAGATTATGAAGGAGCTGGTAAACACCACGGCGGCGGAAAGCATCATGGTGGTGGTAAACACACATCAAATCATGGCGCTATGAAAATGGGTTATGCTCAAAAACTAGGTGACGAAAGAGTATCACCAGGTAAGATGGGTGATGAGGCTGCAATGAAAATGATGCATGGTGATGCTGCATCTAAATCATATGACGGTGTAGGTAAATATATGAATGGTTCACCTAAGTATATAGGAGCTTCAAAAGCATATGGACCAATGAAATATAAAGACGGTCCAGGCGCGCATAAAGCAGGTCATATAGAAGGATTACCTAGCTATACAACTACTAATACTAATGTTACTAGATCAGGTGGTGGTAGTTCATCTACATCAAGCAGTTCATCAAGTAGTGGTGGTAGTTCACAATCAAAAAATAAATTAGAAAAAGCTCAGTCTGGATCACAAACAAAAATGTCTGATTCAGATTTTATGACTAGCTTATCTAAAAACAAAAATTTTGCTGGTAGAACTGGAGCTGAAATGGCAGAAGCTGGTCATATATCTAAATCTAAAATTGGTGATTACGATAAAATAGCTGGTACATCTAGTTCAGATGGAGGTTCTTCAAGTAACAAGTCTTCAAGTAGCTCTAATAAATCTAGTGTACAAACAAATGTTAATAAAAAAACAACTGTACTTGGAGATCAAACACAAAAAGATATTTTAGATAAAGGTAAGGAAAAACTACAAAATAGAGCTAATAAGATTAAAGGAGAAAGAGAAGCAGCTATGCTTGAATCTCAACAGGATAGTATTAAAGTTGCAAACAAAAAACTAGCAGCAATGGGTGGACCTTTAACGCAAAGAAAATTAGATGTAGCACATAGATTTGGTCAAGCGGCAGGTAGAGACTATCTTGCCAAAGCTAAATCTTCTGAGCAAAACCCTAGGGGTGGTTATAATAGTCTTTTTAGCCGTAGCGAACTTACAGGTTTTTATGATAGCAGATCTGGTAGGGAAGGTAAAAAAGGTACAGGAGTAGGTGAAAAACCAAACAAGAAAATATCTAAAAGAAACCCTGAAGTAACAGAATCATTTATATATGGAACTGGAAGTTTAGGTCAAAGACCAATGCTTGAAGATTATCAAGGTGGTACACCTAAAATGCCTAAAGGACCTATGAAATTTGGAATGAAAAAATAAATGAAGAAAATTTGGGAGTGGTTAACAGGTAATGTCATCAAAGAAGTTGGTGAGGTTATTGATAACTTAACAACAACCAAGGAAGAAAAACTTGAGGCCCAAAGATTAATTACTCAAATATTAGAAAAAGCAGATAAAGAAGCACAGGAACAAGTTACAGAAAGATGGAAGGCCGATATGTCGTCCGATAGTAAATTATCGAAAAACATAAGACCAGCTGTTTTAATTTATTTAACTGTAATATTTACAGCTTGTGCTTTTTTTGATGGTAATATAGGTGAGTTTAAAATCGCAGAAGCTTATATACCTATTTTTCAAACATTACTAATTACAGTGTATGGTGCCTATTTCGTAGGTCGTAGTTGGGAAAAAGCAAAATCTATGCAAAAAAATAAAGATAATTAAATTATATAAAATGGCAGAATTAAATAAAATCGAAGATCAAGAACTAAAAACAGTTGTTGATCAACAAAAAGAATTAAATCAAGTATTAACTCATATTGGTGTATTAGAAGCTCAAAAACATAGTGCTCTTCATAAAATAGCAACATTAAACGAAGCTATTGAAACAACTAAAAAAGATTTAGAAAATAAATACGGAGCAGTCAATATAAACCTAGAAGACGGTACATATACAGAAATAGAAAAAACAGAAGAATAAATGGACAACGTTGTTAGAAAAATTAGCATAGGTGCTGATTATAAAAATGACGCTATGCATTATTCTGTAGGACAAGAAGTGTATGGCGGTCATACAATATCTCATATTTTATTTGAAGATAAAGATTCATCGTATAACATTTTTATTAAGAAAAACGAAGAGGTATTACCATGGAAAAAATTTAATTCCAACATGGCAATATCTATTGAGTATGATTTAAAGTATTAATGAAAAGTGTATATGATTTTATCGTTAAACCTATCGGTGAAAGATATGCAAATGTAAAAAAAATTAATGACAAAAATTTAATTTTAAATACTAAAATTGAAAATTGGAAATTTGTAAATAGATTTGCAGAAGTAGTATCCACACCTTTAGCATTACCTACACCTGTAAGAATAGGTGATATTGTTGTATTACATCAAAATGTATTTAGAAGATTTTACAATATGAAAGGTAAGCAAGTAAATAGTAGATCTCATTTCAAAGATGATTTATATTTTGCTAGTGTTGATCAATTATATTTGTATAAAAGAAAAAAATACTGGGAGTCTTTAAATGATAGATGTTTTATTATGCCTATTAAAAATAATAATACTCTATCAAATCAAAAAGAAACAAACAATATCGGTATATTAAAAATTGGTAATAATTCATTAGAAGCGCTAGAAATAAACCCAGGTGATGTGGTTTCATTTAAAGCTGGGTCTGAATGGGAGTTTAATATAGATGACGAGCGTTTATATTGTATGAAATCAAATGATATTTTATTAAAACATGAATATAAAGAAAACCAAGCAGAGTATAATCCACGCTGGGCAAAAAGCAGTTGATGAGTTAATAAAGGTAGCTAAAGAACCTATTGTAGACAGTGATGATGATATATCAGCTGATAGATTAAAAAACGCTGCAGCAACAAAAAAATTAGCTATATTTGATGCGTTTGAAATATTACAACGCATACAAGAAGAAGAGGATATGTTAAATGAAAAACCAAAAGAAACAAAAGCAAAAAGCTTTAAAGGTTTTGCAGAAGGTAGATCTAAATAATGTATACTAATTCACTATATAAAGTATTAGATAATTATATCAAACCTAATACTATAAAGAAAAATAATAGATATAAAAAATGGGAGTATGGTTATAATAAAGACCACGATGTAATTATTATAAGTAAAACAGGTAAAATAGGTGATATAATTGAAATACAAAACTTAAAAATTGCTTTACCTGCAAAAGAAAAAGTTCATGATTTTAAATCAGGTACTTGGGAATATACTCAAATACCAACTCCTTTAGTAAAAATAAAAACAATATTTGAGTGGGAACATTACCCATTAGATTTTAAAGAAACTTGGTATGATTACATTGATGAAGAATTTAATAAAAGAGAGCAAGGCTTTTGGTTCAATAATAAAGGCTTGGCTACTTACATTACTGGTTCTCATTATATGTACCTGCAGTGGTCCAAGATTGATGTTGGGAAACCAGATTATAGGGAAGCAAACAGATTATTCTTTATATTCTGGGAAGCTTGTAAAGCAGATAGCAGATGTTACGGGATGTGCTACCTTAAAAATAGACGTTCTGGATTCTCTTTTATGGCGTCAGGCGAAGCAGTCAATCTCGCGACCATTAGTTCTGATTCAAGATACGGTATTTTATCGAAATCCGGACCAGACGCTAAAACCATGTTTACTGATAAAGTCGTGCCAATATCCGTCAACTATCCATTTTTCTTCAAACCAATACAAGACGGTATGGATAGGCCAAAAACCGAACTGGCATATCGTGTACCTGCCAGTAAATTCACAAGGCGTAAGATACTCTCCGGTGAAAGGCCCGAGGAGCTCGAGGGGTTGGATACAACCATCGACTGGAAGAATACAGGGGACAACTCCTATGACGGTGAAAAACTCAAACTCCTTGTACATGACGAGTCCGGCAAATGGGAGCGGCCGAACAACATCATCAACAACTGGCGAGTTACCAAAACAACGTTAAGATTAGGTAGTAGAGTTATAGGAAAATGTATGATGGGTAGTACCTGTAATGCATTAGACAAAGGAGGTGATAACTTTAAAAAAATCTATTATGAATCAGACGTTACAAAAAGAAACCGCAATGGACAGACTCGCTCGGGACTATATAGTTTGTTCATACCTATGGAATGGAACTACGAGGGATACATTGATTCTTATGGCTTACCTGTATTCGAAACACCAACTGAAAAAACCTTTGGACCACACGGTGTTGAAATAGATTTAGGTGTTATTAATTACTGGCAAAATGAAGTTGATGGTTTAAAAGGTGATCAAGATGCTTTAAATGAATTTTATAGACAATTTCCAAGAACTGAAGAACACGCTTTTAGAGATGAAGCAAAAGCTTCACTTTTTAACCTAACAAAAATATATGAACAAATAGATC